AAAAGAAGAACAAAGAAAAGAAGAACAAAAAGAAATAATACAAGTAAAAAAGTAAAAAAATGAGTTGAATAACCAATTATCAATGAAATAACATAAACAATTTATATTAACTATTTTAAATATTGTAGTTAATATAAATAATGTCAAATTCAAGAAAGGGAAAGCAATTACAAAATCAAATTATATATACGATAGATGTGAAGCATTCTGAAATGTTGGAAAAATTTGAAAATACAGAGTTGATAATAATTCCGGGTTTACAAAAAGAGAAAGAAGAATTGCGTGAAAGAGTGAAGCACTTAAAAGAAACAGAATTGGAAGAATTTATGAAAATAAAGGATAGAATGAAAGAAATAAATAAAATAATAAAGGATTTAAAATTGGAGAAGAAAAATTATTTGCTGGATAATTCAAAGCATGTTTTTGATTATTTTGAACAGAAAAAACAAATATCAAATGATTCAAATAGTTTAAACCAGAATACAAAGGTATTGAATACATTTTTTAAAATAAAAGCAATAAATAAGGAATCAAGTGATCTAAATAGTGAAAAATACAGTCAATCAAAAAAATCGTATTTAACATATTGGACGAATGTGTCAAACGAGTTAACGAATATTCATGATTATTTGATTTCAACTGATAAATGTAATTTTTGTGCAAGTGGAGAATTAATTCCACAAGACGAAGAAGGTATACTTATATGTAATAATAATAAATGTGGTAAATTTATTCCATATATAGTAGACAGTTCAAAGCCGACAAATAAAGAACCACCAAATGAAGTTTCCTATACAGCGTATATACGTTTGAATCATTTTAAAGAAATTTTATCACAATTTCAGGCAAAGGAGACTACACAGATACCGGAACAAGTGATAGATTCTATAAAGGCACGAATAAAAAAAGAGCGTATAGAAGATATGTCGCAAATAAATTATGATAAGATGAGAGATATTTTAAGAAAATTAGGATTAAACAAATATTTTGAGCATATACAGTATATAAATTCGTTATTTGTCGTGAAACCTCCTGTTATGAATGAAGAATTACATGAGACATTGTGTGTTTTATTTATTGAAATCCAGAAACCTTGGGCTGTCCATTGTCCTCCGAATAGAACAAATTTCTTTAATTATACTTATACGTTATACCAATTATGTGTATTATTAGATCAAACGCAATATTTGCCATATATTCCTATGATGAAAGACCGGGAGAAACAATTGGAACAAGATATGATATGGAAAAAGGTTTGCAATGAATTAGATTGGGAATATTTTCCGACGGTATAATTTACATATATTCGCATGCTACCGAAGAGATAAAATAATCTAAAACTGTCATTTTATAATGATAAAACATGTTTGTATATCCAATTTTAAATAATAATAAAGTTATTATTATGTAAATATTTATGCTCCGACGAAACGGATACCACCGACAAGACCAGAACCGATAGTTAATCCAGCACCACTTCTAGCACTTTCACCCATAGCAGGAATAAATACATCCAAAATACTGAATGTAGCTGCAGCGGTTAATGCAATGATAATAATTTCTTCAACATTAAGTGCCTTTTTAGGGATTAACATAGCACAGATAGCAACTGCTAAACCTTCAATGAGGTATTTAATCGCTCTTTTCAAAAGTTCATTTAAATCAAACATCTCTGACATGATATATATTATATGAATATATAAAAAGTTAAATATATTATTGTGAAATTACTTAAATATTATGATATTAAAAATATATAATGTCTTCGTTTGAAAAACGTAATTTAGAAAATGGAGAAAAAAATCCTAAATATGTTGATCTACTAGATCAGGATCCGGAAATTGCGGGTCAGAAATTTGCTTGTATGTCTTTTGTATCTCCTGAAAAAATATTAAAAAAAAGAGAGGTGTATTTGTTTGATCAATTTATTAAACAATGGGAATTTTCTAAATCAATGGAAAGATATTTTGATTTCATTCATTTTATTGCATATAAATATAGTTTAAATGTTGAAACGTTGATTGATGATTTTAATGAATTTATTAAAGAAGAGTCTACAAAACTGAAAAAGAGTGGTATTGAAAATGATTATAAAAATTTTATGGATAAACAAGAAGATAAGTTGAATGAAAAGTTTAGTAGAGATCATTCATTCCAGACATCCGTTAGAGGTTTAAAAATACGCGGTGTGTTTGCAACGCAAGATGAGGCTGAAATGAAGAGTAAAAAGTTGAGAGAGAATGATCCAAATCACGATATATTTGTTGGACCTGTTGGAGTGTGGGTACCTTGGGATCCAGATGCGTATAAAACAGGTAGAGTGGAATATTTGGAAGATGAATTAAATGCATTACATAAAGAAAAAGCACATAACGAAGAGCAAGCTAAAAAGGAGTTTGAAGAAAGAGTTAGAGAAACAAAAAGAAAGGCGATTGCTGAAAATATTGAAAAGGCGCGTGAGAATCAAAATGTGTTGACGCAACGTTTGGATGAGGATGGCAATTTGGTGGGTGTTATGGACACGGTTGATTTTGAATCTCGTGAAGTGGCTGATGCTGAATCAATGAAGTTACACAATGAACTTTTGATGGAAAATGCTAAAAAAATGGAGGGAATAGATGAAGAATCGGATGCTATTGATGTTTCTGAAAAAGAAAGTTAATATGTTTTCGTATTACCAAACCCATATATGGTGTGACAAATAATATAAATAGATTATATAAAAATAAATTATTATTATTATATAATGAGTAGTTTTGGATTAATTTTTGAGAGAGTGGTATTTAATACTGATATAATTTCAAGAAAGGATGTGTCGTTTAAAGAGAGGTGTTTACAAATGCGTAATATAACGGATGAAAATGTAAAAAATATGTATATATTCTATTGTAAATTTATATCTGATTCTATGAAATTTCATAAAACATCTTCTAAAGATAAGATTGGTATGTTACGTAATTTCTTGGATAATCGTTTTGTTAGTGTTGTAGACCGAGATTCTGTGATGAATCATTTTGCAAAAGCGCAGCGTTTCTATCATGCATTCAATAAGTTTGCATTTATATATAAATTAAAAAAGAAAGACTATGCAACGCAGGTAGATATGTATATGAATCCGATTAATGAAAAAACGAAGCATACATTAACAATAATACATGAAAATATGAAATATATTTTTACATACAATGACATTAATAAGATTATTTTTAAATCGTTGTCACATGCTGATAATTTTTACAATGAACCTATGCCAATAAAAAACCCTTATAATAATATTCCTTTTTATAAGTCTCATTTATATTACTTTTATTTTTCAATTAAAACCAGCATGTATAATGTACATAAATTATTTCAATATTTCTTTTATAGTAACTTTTCTATGAATTTATTTTTGGATAATTATGAGTGTATTTTGAGAAACGATTGTATAAAAAATGTTGATTTATCAAATAAAAACATGTGTTACGATGATATTATGGAAATGATTGAAGTGTATAATGATAGTCATTGTTATGAAAAAATTATTATACACGAATCTTTTCCAAAGGAGTATTTAATAAATACCTTCAGTCCCTTTTTAAAATATTACTTTTTAAGTAAAAATGCTTTGTGTACAAAGACGAAAAGAGATAATCAATTGTATATAGACGCGATTTTATCTTATTTTAAGAAAACAAATCCTTTATATGGCATGCGACTCAAACGTGAGACAACGATAAATTGCTATAGAAATTTTTATTATAATAATGATGTTGCCAATGTTAATTTATTACCAATAGACTATAATAAATATTCTAATGATTCTCATATTAAAAGCTTTAATATAATAAATAAATTTGTAACTGATTACGATGAATATTCAAGTCAATTACATACGAACAATCGTAACAATCGTAACAACCATAACAATCAACCACATCCGGATGATTATGCAGCAATTACTAGATTTATTGAGAATACAATCCGTTCCATTACTCCAAATATAAATGCTCCTGCAAATTATTTACACCCGATAGGTCCTACTCCACCACACGATATTAGTATTAATACGGTTGATAATGGCGATTATTAATTTAATAAAGAAATTAAAAAAATGTTGGTTTATATTTAAAATGAATATAAACTACGGTGATTATTATTCTTATGAAGCATATGATTATAAAGAAGAATTTGGCTCTAGATGGTACCATTTTCGTGATTTTATAATGGGTACAACCTTTTCGTGGGAGGTGTTGCATTATATTTATTCATTTATACTTGAAGATATCAAGATTGAAGTTACAAAACAGCAAATACAGTATATGGTATATAAATATTTAAAACAAAAAAATGACAAAATAGATCTTGATTATACTACATTTCAATTTAATATTTCAAATTTTATTTTTAGAAACCACAATATAAGTACAGTTGATTTAATTGGTATACTTGTAAATGAGTTTAAGAAAAAGAATATTAACTGTGTGCATTGTACAGGAACTGATCATATTACAAACGATATACATTTATTTTCATTGAACTATATAAATTATTCTTCTGCAAAGTTATTGGAATGTTATAATTTGGATGAAAGTTATAACAATTCTGTTACGGAAGTAAATGAAGATACACTATTATTAAAAGAGAATGGGGAAGAAGTGGATACACGATTACAAAATTTAATAAAACAAAGGGAGCGTGATGATTTATTCTTTGCATCTTTATAGTCCCGTTTTGTAATTTACAACGTATGGGTTCTCTTTTAATTGATCTCCAAAGTTGATTTCATTTCTTTGGTTGTTTATATTGTTTGGTAGATTATTGTGGTTACCAGCAACACGACCCATATTCATAACATCTGGAGATAAATAAGGCATATTTCCAACAACATCTCTGTTCATTTTTAACATTTCGTCTGTTTTCTTTTCTCTCATTTGTAAGTCTCCGTTATAGAGTGACATGTTTCCTTTTGTTAATCTGCCATCAATAGTGGACGATTTAATATCATTATTACGTTGATTTTTAATGGATTCGTAAGATTTCAATTCTCTGGTACCATCTGTAGCACCTGCATTACCTGTATAAAAGAAATCACCTGTTTCATTTCTATTTGTATATGCAACTTGTTGTTCGGATACCATATATGCACCACCATTTTGGTTTGCATTTACATTCAAATGATTTTTAGAGTTTTCAGTTGTTTCGCGGATTGTTGTTGGAAGTTTATCGGCAGGATTGAAAATATATGAATTGGGGACTGTTTTACCAGCATTTTGATAAGGTCTTAATGAACCTACTACATTTTCCTTTCTTGATGGTCGCAAAGCATCAAGTAATGGAGCTATTGCTGCGTTTAATCCGCCACTTACCATACCAAAATAGGTATCTTGTTTATTTACAGATCTATTGTTTGGGTAAGCCATTTTGGATTTCATTCCATAGTCGTTATTTGTAGCATGATTTCTACTATTTGCATTTGCAACACCCAATGGTACAGGTCCTAATTGTTGATTTGTAGAAGGCATGTATTCTCCAGTAACATAACTAGCATTTTGATCAGAACTGGCTGCACCCGTATATGATGTGGTTGTTTCAGGACGATTAACATGTCTATCTATAGGTATAGAATGCAATGCTTGTCCTTTTTCTAGACCAGTAGTGGTAAAGTATCTATCTTGGGACATTTCAAAATCACGATCAGGTCTGTATTTTTCCATAACACCCATACGTTCTTGATCTGGAACATTTTGTGTAATACCATTTCTAGGACCTTCATGACCAACTAATGAAACACCACCTGCTCTAGGGTTTGTTAATACACGAAGTTCATCAACATCTTTGGGCATCCATTGATCACGTTGCATCATACCCGCATTAAATCCATCAGCACCTTCTGATGTATATCCTAAACCCAATCCCGGCGCAACACGCTCTTCTTCAAATGGTTTTACATTCGCCATTCGCATACTTGGATTTACACGTGATTGAATAAATTCACTCTGATTTGGTGCACCATGTGCCCAATGAACATTTTCATCAGGTTTAAATAAAGGAGATTGTTCTTTTTTAACTGATATTTGAGAACCACTTCCTGTATATCTGTCTAAAAGACCTTCATTTGAAGATGAATGTGTTTGTACAGTTCGGTTTGTACTTCCAAAATAAGGAACCATATTGTTATGTTGAAAATATTCACTTCCTACAGTCTCGCCGGTTAAAGATGTAAAACTATCTTCACCCGTAGGAACAGTAGTGGATTTATTGTATCTAGAATGGAAATATTTGTCAGTATATGCTCCGTCACCATTGAACTTATTTACAGTTGATAAAGACGATGTTTTCGCATATTCTTCTAATCCTTCTACTTCTTCGCTTGGATAATTTGTATTTGGTATATTTGTATTTGGCAATTCTTGGTTTGAAAATGTTTCTTTATTATTCTCTTTTTTTTGATTAGAAACTACGTATAATAGACCCAAGGCTACTCCAGGTATTGCTAATTCCATTATAATATATAATATTATAATAACATATTATAAATTTAATGTTTTATATAAATTGCGAATTCAGGCAATTATTATTTCCAGTACACATAGAATGACCGGTTAAGTAATAGTGATTATTACCAACTACTGGAACAGACGGAACAAAATTATCCTTCTCTAAAATACGTGTCTGTACATTATGACTAAATTGTTTCTCTAAACTATTTTGAGGATTTAAATAGGGCGTCTCCCATCTAGGTTGTTCAATACCTCTATACATCCATGAAGGATGACTTGCCCGACTCTCTTCCGTTTTAGGATTCGCGTTTCTATATTTTTTTGCTGATGCTTTTACCTTTGTATTCATATAATTGTTTTTAGTTAATAAATCTCTATTCAATGGTCTTGTTAACCCATATAAATCACTTTCTAAACCTACCACGTTTGTATGTAAATTAGCGCCCCACCCTTGTAATCGCAAATGCGGATCTTCTTCAAATGGTAAATCCATACCCTGACCTGGTGTATTTAAAAAATATCTCCCTTGAAAAGACAATTCTTCACTTTGTTTTTTTATTCTACTAGGATCGTCGTGAAATCTTGTAAAGGACATGACAAGTTATACTATATTTATAAATTATTTGTTAAGTAAAAATATATTTAAAAGGTTTTTAAAATATATATTTATGCAAAATGTTCCTAAAATATGTTTAAACATGATTGTCAAAAACGAAAACAAAATCATTGTACGTCTTTTAAAAAGTGTATTACGGTTTATTGATTATTTTGTTATTATTGATACTGGAAGTGAAGATGATACCATTCAAACCATTCACGATTTCTTTGAAGAAAATGAAATTCCAGGATACATTTGGAGAACACAATTTGAGAACTTTGAAAAAACAAGAAATTATGCCTTGCAAAAATGTTATGAATACAAGGAGAACTTTGATTATATATTGTTAATGGATGCTGATATGGAATTACAAATCGGGGATAATGTTGATATTACACAATTAAAGAAAGAATTAACACATGATGCTTACTATTTAATGCAAGAAAATGATCTAATTACGTATAAAAACTTCCGATTAATGAAAGCCACTGTAAATTATTTTTATAAAGGAGTCACCCACGAACATATTACAAGTTCTCAATACTTCTCAAATCATATTATATCTAAAGATAAACTTAAAATTAATGATATTGGAAATGGAGGAAGTAAAGATGACAAATACGCAAGAGATATTAGATTATTAAAAACTGCATTAATTAATGAACCTAAAAATGTCAGATATATTTTTTATTTGGCAAATAGTTATAGAGATGTAGGACAATATGAAGACGCAATTACATATTATAAAAAAAGAATACACGAAGGTGGATGGTGTCAGGAAATATGGCAATCCTATTATAATATAGGTATCTGTTACAAAAATTTAGATAATATGAGTGAGGCTATAAATAGTTGGTT